CCCGCTCGCCCATCCGGAGACGCCCTGCCCCATCTGCCCATTGGAAATCAACTCGCGGGTTGGGAAGGAGCCGCGCAACTTCGCCGCATGGTCGATTAGGATCGCACGATTCTGTTTTCCGCGCAGTTGCATCAGAAAGCCAATCATCGCTCCGCGATCCGCATCCTTCTGCGCGTTCAACTCCAGTGTCGCCCCCAGGCGATCACCGCCGAGGGATGCCGTGCGCTTGGCGCCCGTGTACGTACCCACCGAGATACCGGTTGAATCTATATAGTTGAAAGTTGACCGCGCTATCCGTGAGTACAGCGGAATTAGATAGTCGCTCATCTACAGGCCGTACCTGCGGCGGCGCAAGCCATCAACGATCTTGTTTTCCAGGCCTTCGTTATTACGCCTCAATATTGTCGGCAGTGCCGCCACGAGGTCGGTGGTAGCGCCCCGCGCGTCAACGCTGTTGTTGATGACGACGGTGTGTCCGCCAAACGAACCGGCGGGGCTGATTACTCCGTTGGAAGCCGGCGTAAACAACTCGGCGCCTTGCTCACCGACCAGATAGCTGCCGCCCCCTAACACCGGACCACCGGCTGCCATCATGGGACGCCCACTGCCACCGCCACCGGCGCCGCCGCTGCTACCACCGCTGAATCCCGCCAACGATCCGCTTTCGCCGCCCCACAGATAACCAATGCCTTGAACGATTGCGCCTAGCCAACTACTTCCGCCCTCGCCGGCCTTTTGATTGAGCGCGTCGTAGATCGCCTTTCCAATTTCCTCGATGGCCTTGAATATGATTCGATTCTGGAGCGCTGTGACCAACTGGCGCGCGAAGTTCTTGGCCGCATTACCGCCTTCATCGAAGAGAGACCTGAATGCTTGGCTCATGTCGTCGGCGAATGCGCGCATCGCCTTCTGACTGCGTGTCAAATGCGTCTCGGTGAATGTCTTCCAGTTGTCAGCAATCTCCGTTTCGAGGTCTCGCAGTTTTCCCGCCTCCACCCCTTGTGCCCTCATGACATTCAACGCATCCACGCGCGCCTGCGTCGCTGCGCGCCCTTGTTCGTAATCGGTCTGCCCCCCAATGGACGCCACATACTGTTGGCGGGCGAAGGCTTCGCGTTTGTCCGCCTGCTCGGACGGCAACCCTTGCCCCCTGGCCTGTTGGATCTGCTCCAACGCGAGCTGCAGTTGCCCTTGCGCCTGCTCCAGGGGTGTTCGCGTGGCATCGAAGAAGGCGGCAAAACTCTTGCGCAACTGTTCGGCGCGCGCCGCGAATTCCTCGGGCTTGATGACGTTGCCGAGCCCCCCTTTCAATTTTTCGATGCCCCGATTGAAGGTATCGCGGGCCGCCTCCAGGGGCGTGCGCGTATCATCGAAGAAGCCAATCAACGTGCGACGCGCCTCTTCGGCGCGCGCGGCAAACTGCTCGGGCTTAATCGCCCCGCCCAGGCCCGACTTCAGCTTCTCGATGCTGTTCGCGAAATTCTTTTGGACGGCCTCCAGCGGCGTCATGGTGCTATCGAAGAACGCCAGATAGGCTTTACGCGCCGCGTCCGTCCGAGGCTCAACATCCGCGGGTTTGATGATGTTCGCCCTCGCACCCGCCGCGATCGTCTTCATCGACTCGTCAAAGGTCGCCTTGGCGGATTCGATCGGCGTGCGCGTCGCCTTGTCGAAGAAGAGAACGTACTCACGCCATGCATCTGTAGTACGCCCCTTCATTTCGCTCTCGGGAACCGCGCCCTTCATGCTTGATATTTCTTGGAGTTGTTTGGCATAGGCCGCGCGAGCCTTTTCCAAAGGCGTGACTGTCGCATAGTAGGGCTTGTTCACGTACCCCGGTGGTTGACCGATGGAAGCAGTGCCCGCCCCTTGCTCATACATCTGGCGCCCCATTGTCGGATCGCCTGTGAATGTCTGATGACCGGCAATACTCCCGGAGGCCCCACGAATTCCTTGCCAGTCCCATGAAGGGCGCGACAACGGAGCGTTTTGACCGGGCAGCAGCGGCCCTGCGTTGAACGCCGCACTCCCAATATCGGGTGCTTTACGTGCTACTTCCTCTTGCAACAGTTGTACGAGTTCGGCCCGTAGCCGGTCGGTGGTCGCCTGGGGCGTACCGAGGATGGAGCCGAGGGAAGTCGAGCCGAGGAACGTGCCCTTGTCCTGCGCGAGTGTCTCGGTTAGCGCTTGAATTTTCCTCGATGCGACGGCGGTCTTGTCCCCGGTCGCCATCTCATTCATTTCTTTAAAAAACTCTGTCAAAGCGGGGGCAACCTTGCTAACGAGGGTCCTCGCCATACCGCTGAAAGCCGCGTCCATTTTCTCGATTTCTTCTTTGGCTTCCGCGAGCTGCTGCAGCTCAGCTGCACTAAAGGATTGGTGAAAGCGAACGGCCTCCAGACGCGCCTTCTCGATGCCGGCGCGCCCTTTCTCCAGAAGCGGCAACAACTCGGTGAAGGAGCGTCCAAATAAGGCCATCGCCGCACGCGCCTGATCGCCCGGATTTTTCAGCTGGATCAATTGATCGGCGATCAACTCGAACACCTGATCCGGCGCCTTTCCCTTAATGTCATCGAGGGTGAGACCCAATGCCTTTAGGGCGTCCCTCACCGGTCCGGATGCGCCTGTCTGCGCCAGTGACAACGACCGATTCATGCGGACAAAGGCGCCCGACAATTCATCCGCCGATAGGCCACTCAACTTGGCGACAAATGACAGTTGTGTGAAGGCCTCCGCCGTCACTCCGGCTTTCTTGGCGGAGCGGAGGGTTTCCTCACCCCAGCGCAAAGTAGCCTCGGTGTATTCGCCGATCTCGTGGATGACAACGCCCAGTGACAGGCCACCCAATGCTTTCTTCGCAACATCGCCGAACGAGTTTAACCGGCCCTCCGCATGGCGCAGTTCGCTTTCGAGTTCTGCCGTGCGCGCCGCAACGTTGACGAGAATGTTAAAGAGGGCCACTGGTCAGTCCCAGGATGGAAGATTGATGTAACCGGGGGACGAACTCGGTGTTGCCTGGGCCGCACTGACAGCACGGCGTCCGGCGCGTTGAATGGCCTCGTCGACGGCATCGATGACCATTTGTGCGGCATACCGTTCCTGGCGCTCGACCACGCCCGCGATGAAAGGGAAGATCCGCGCCTCCCCGGACCGCGTGTGGAAGCCCTCTTCGAGAAAACGCCAATAGAATGCGTTCTGCTCGTTGTCGGCATCACCGCGGGTGTTGACGATGACATTCGCGCGAACCACTGTGCCGCTGGCGGATGCCTTTACCGTGATATTGCGCACGAGCTTCCCGGGGTCGCGCACGGTTGCACTGTGTCCCGTTGCAATGGGGGCTGCGCCCTGTATTAGCTCCTGCAGAAATTTCGCCGCCTTGCGCACGGCTGCGCGTAACGTGTTCTTCGGCATATAGGCACGCAGATCGCGAAAAGCGGCGATCACGTCTTCCAGACCATGCAGTCGGATCGTGAGTTTGTCGGCCATCTACGACTCTCCGAAGATATTGGTTAAAGCCTTCTCGGCGGTCGGCCCCGTGATTTCCTTTCGCACTGCGTTGTCGGGAGCCGCGATAGTCTCCGTGCGACATTCCTGCTCCAACTCATGCTGTACGATGAAGTAGGCCATCAGCTCGTACAGTTCCTGGGCGTTGACGGATTGCAGAAGTTCGCGGGGCGTTCTGCCCAGCCGTACCGCTAGCCCGATGACGGCTCGTCGGTACGGCTGGGCTCGGAGTTTCCCTTGATGGTCTCCACATCCTTCGCTGTCAGCGCGTTCAAGCGCCGCGCGACTTCCATCACGCGCTCCAGGGCGACCCAGCTGTGCAGGCCTAGCGCGGGCACGTCACTTTCAGAGAAAATGCGAACACCATTTTCATCGGTCACGCATTGCCACACCAACTTCGCCCGCATGTTGGCCAACGCCTTATCGCGGTCCTCAATGAGTTGCATTTCCCAGGCGTCGCGTTCCTCACCGCTCATCACCGACACCCACACGTCGCCGCCCCATTCGGGAACCGAGACGAGTTCGCGATCCCGCTGCTTCGTGGCCAGAATCTGTTCGCGTGTTAGGCTCATGCGAACCTCGTTGGCGATGCCCGCAGGGTCAGCGAAGCGCTCACCCGATATATGTCATTCGCCGCCGCCGCCATCGAGAAGCTGTCACAGAAGGCCACGCAGCAGGCCACCTTGGCATCGGACCGCGTGAAGGTGTAGACCTTCTCGACCTGCCGTTCGTTGGCATCCTGCATTGCCAGCTGACCCGGATCGGCATCTTCCAGTTGCAGGTTCAAGCTGAGCGTACCGGCTACACCCAGTCCTTGGATGGTCTCCTGACGCAACGACTTTAGATGCGTGGTATTGATGGTTTGCGCTTGACCGGCGAACAGCGTGGGGATGCCTTCCACCTTCCCAACCGGCGTCACCGTAGCTTTGGCCGCGGTGCCACCCGAAACGTAGGTTGTGTAGTTGGTGGAGTCCACGCCTTTGAGCGCATAGGTGTCTGTCGTCGTAGCCGATACAACAAACGCGCGATCGTTCACTTCCGCCATTCCAACGACGCCGGTAATCTTCACAATATCGCCATTGGCGTAACCGTGGGACGTAGAAGTCACGACCGGAGGGCTCGCGGCGGTGATCGCCGTGATGGTTTTGGTCGCAGCCAACGCGGTTTCAATGGCGACCGCCGTGCCCTGTGTTTTGATTGACATGTTTGCCTAACTACCTCGTCAAAAGGATGAGGCCGCCCGAAATGGCGGGAAAAGATACTCAGAAAGGGGAACCGAAAGAGCCGAGCGGCTCTCTAGGAGACGAACTCCACCGTCTGTGTGACGCAGACCAGCCCGGCAAGGGATGCGAGCTGCTCGAAGGAATCTTCCTCGTTCGTGATCAACATGCCGCCGCCCTGTAGAGCGCTGCGCCCTGCGTCGGCCAGCGTATGGGCCCCGGCGTAGGTTGTATCCCAGTAGGCGACCACAACCGTCACATTGTCCCGATCGGCGGGGTCGCGGAGCATGTTCATGGGTTCCAGACGCGCATCCAGCACAATGGCCGGATATTCGAAGTTTTTGCGCTCTAGCGGCGCGATGCGGTCACCGGCCAGTGCGCTCACCGCAGCATCGTCAGCCAGGATCTGGCGCACCGCCTGAACGCTCACTTGACAAGCCTCCGACACAACAGATCAAGCCCTTCCCGCCGACCTATCTCCGCGATCTGCAATAATTCGTAGGTCTCTTCGCTATCGAGATTCACGAGGTGGTCGGTCTGGGCAATGTCATCGCGCCAGCGCAGCCGAAACTCCGTCATCTGTTCGGCGGAGAATTGCTGGGCCAGATAACGCTTCTGGCCCGTGAGATCGGTTTTTTTTGCCCATACCTGCGCGTACGAAGTTGGCCAGGACTCAAATTTTTCACCGTGCGCATTCGGCGTTGCCAACGCCCGGTGCCGTAGCTCAATTAGATTGTCCAATTCGGAGGCGTTGACCGCCGGTCTCACGAGAGAATTCTCGATATGCGATAGCCCGACAGGATGGCCTCTACTGCCAGCGGCACTTCAACCATTCCGCTTGACACCACCGGCAACCGGTTATCGAAGTAATGGGCAACCAAGTACAACACGGCGAGCCGCAAGTCCTCGGGGAAGTCATCCTCCGGCCAACCTGCGATCACCCGCACCGTAATGCCCGAACTCTGCGAGCGCAGCGCCGGCCACACAATGTTGTATCCAGGCTCAATGTATGGAACCGTCTCATCAAGCTTGACGATGTATTGATCGGCGGCGAGCACTCGCTCCACGCCGTCCACATCAAGGTATTTGACCGACACCACGGACTGCACCGGGGACACCGGCAACTCGATTCGTGATCTCCAGTATCGACCTTCGGTCACGCGACCGGGCCACCCCGTGCATACGTCAAACGTACAGTCGAGTGTTTGGGTCGCGAAGGTTCGGCGAGTGAATCCTTCTGCGAACTTACGCGCGGCCATGATATAGGTCGCAATCAGCCCATCTTGAGCATCCCCGGTTTCCCTACACTGATCCTTCGCGAGATCAAGGCTGACTGGCTCTGAGGTTGGAGGCTCTACAACAGATACGCCCAAGGGGTGCCCTCCTGAATCTCTTGATGCGACCACTGCGTCCAGGCGAGGCGCCATGCCCACGGCTCGCGCTCTACCTTCTTAACCTCCTGCAGCGCGTGCCCCGTTACCTCCCAGGCCATCGATCCCTCATCCATCGTGATCGTCGGGATACCGTCCAACACGCACTGCACGCCGATGGACGAATTCAAGGTGACGGCAATGGCATCCGCAAAGTCTCCCGCCTCGGGTAGCCCGGTCGGATTGGTGCCCGCCGGATGGCGCCGGAAGTGTGTCGCGTGCACGCCTCGATACCAGTCGTGCAGATTCGGATAATTCGGGGAGTAACTCTCTGTCTGGCCGCAGAGCACGACCCGCGAGCCGGCGGGCTTCCACGAGCGGATCGGCACGCCAATCTGAGCCCAGCGAGCCGGGCCCGGATTCTCCGGCTCATAGTGCTGCCCGCGTCGCCCGTGCCCATTCCACACGAGCGAAACAAAGCGATTGGTATCGCCGAACGAGCACCGGTCAACCAATAGATACGGGCCGCCGTCAGCCTCTATTCCCCGCCAAAATGTCGTTCCCAGCAGAATGGGGAACCCCTCGTCATGGCGCATCCGATCCTCAGTTACGCGCGTGTCCAACCCGCGCGCGTGCAATCCCTGCACGAGCTTCGAAGCAAAGGGCCCCTGCCAACTCACAGCCGGCTGGCAATGAATGACTGCTAGGCGGCGTCCCACAGCACCCTCATCCGATCGGTGCGTGGCAACTGCGGAGGCTTCGGATGACCATGAAATACACAAACCCGTCCAAAGGGCTCCCCATGTTGAACATGGTACTTGTACGAACACGCGAGGCCATCGGGGAACAGGCCCAACTTGTCGGGCCACAGCGTTTGCGTGAGATAGTTCTGATCGCCGTGCAGGCGTTTCAATACGTCGGGCTGCAACTGACACCACGCCCGCAAGCCGGCGTCGCCGTGCCAGTACAACACGGAGGAGTTGCAGGTCCAGTCGCCACCCAACAGCTGCAGGCTCGGGGCATCCAGCGACCGGCGCGGGCGGCGATAGCCATAACTGAAGTCATCCAGTGCCCACAGTTTTCCGCGGTGGTCAGCCACACGGAATACTGACAGGTCATCGAGCACCACGACGTCCAGATCGAAGTACAAATTCTCGCCGGGGAACGCCCCGGGTTCGAACAGATTCAATTTGGACCACCAACTCGGCAGATCCCGCTTCAAAGGGCGGCAGTCCACATGGGGGAGCGGATCGTCTGTCAGACAGACGAACTCGTGGGCAGGCAGGTGACGATCACAGGCACGCTGCAGGCGCGTGACATACTCCGGACCGTACTTCGCGCCGGCCTTAACGCACAACACTCTCATTGGTGGCGGTCACCTTTCTTTGGCCACTCGGGCGGAGGTTTGTCCGACGGCCAGGAATGCGGCGGGATGAAAGGCGGTTTGTCAGGTTCACGCGGCTTTTCCCACAACTCCTTAACCGACTGCCACCAGTGCTTGAGTGTCATGTTGTCCGCTACTTAATGTTATGAAACATTCCGCTCGGAGGCATGACGAACGGCGCATACTCGCGCCGCGTCATGCGCGCGAAGATCAACCGCAACTGGGGCGGGCAGTTCGGTTTGCGTTGATCAGAATCGTACAGGCGCTCCAGCTCAAGTCCGTTGACTCGTGACAGCGAATCGTAGAACGCTTCGGTTGGATACCACGTGCCGTGTCGGGGCCATGAGCCGGGCTTCGGCGTGCAGCAGATCAATACCGAGCCAATGTCCAGCGCTTCGAGCATGTTTCGCCAGCACTCAATTTGTCCGGCATAGTCATCCTCCGAGACATGCTCGCTGGTTCCAATGTTGGTAACCATGTCGAAGCACCCGAGGTGAAGGGGCCTCGTCAGATCCAGCGGGAGCGCGCCATTGAGTCCGTTCGTATCTACGCTGACATGCCGAAACCCGCGCGAGATAAAGAATTCCTTGTAGGTCTGTCCGCCCTTGACCTTATTGCCAAGTTCCAACATCGAGCAACCCACCAGGGGGTCCAGAAGCTCCCACTCCCAGGAGCGGGTATTGAAGACGCCGCGATCTTCCACCGTTACAACCTCCAGAGCGCAAGCTTGCATCCGTGTGCGGACGGGCCCGCCGAATCCGCCACCCATTCGAGGGGATTGCCCAAGTCATACGGACCTTCACGCAGATCCAGGCGCGAGAAAGGACCGCTGAAATGCTCCCGATGGAATTGGGTCGCGGCAAGGTACTTGCCGGACTGCCGGAACAACCTGAGCGCCATTGCGATTCGCTCGTCGTCTAGGTGATTCAACACCATCCGGCATAAAATCAAATCACACGGTGGCAGCGCTTCGCGCGTGAAGTCGATTTGCGTGACGCCCTCTTTCCATCGGATGAGGTCGAATGGCCGATACTGCACATCCCACACCATGTGCCTGATCCACGACAGATCTCCTGCGCCCGCGTCGCAGACCGATCGAATGCCGTGGCGCACGCAAACACCCGGTAACCAACCCCTGACATTGGCGGTACTGGCGAGCGTCGATCCATTGCCGCATACAGTGAACGGTCTTCCCATGCGCCAGCCCTTCGCCATGCGCGCATGCATTTCCTCGTCGTTCAACATGGTCTATTTCAACGGTTCAACGGCCTAGTGAGTTGATGGGAATGTCATGTCTCCACACGCCCGGGAAGAACATGGCGAGGAGCCAGAGCACAGCGGCGATAATGACGACCACATTGATGAGCGTTTTGAACTTGGGGTCAACGTACTTCGCACCGTAGGTGTTGAACAACCACAGTAGGAAGCCGATGACGAACAGAATGACGACGACTTCTATGAGACCCATAAATTCACTCCTTCTCGTACCGGTATCTTTAACCCCAATTCGCCTGATCCAAATTGGTAATTCGCCCCAGTTTGGCGGCGTCAAAGTCATCGGCCCCGCGCAACTGGATATGGACGAATCGCGAGTCGGGCCGGCGAGAATCGTGGACCGGGCGCGGCTGAATATCCGGCGAGCCGGTGTAGTGGATGTAGCTGTTCCAGCTATTCGCCAGTTCAACGTAATCCAGCGCCGCGACCTTCAGCATGGCGTGAAAGTAGTTCTGATCCAGCGAATAGAATCGAGGCAGGCCTGCCGCTCGCATGAGGTCAATATACTGTTGGAACGGAACGAACCGCTCGCGACATTTGAGCAGGCCGCCTTTCGAGAAGACCACGACACCGGCGTTGTAGACCTTCAACCGCCCCCGCTCGTCTCGGGGCATCTCAACGTGCCACTCTTTCGCGACCGCTCGCGCCCATTTTTCGTCCTGCTCTGCACAGATTGGTCCGGTCCCCGTGGCCCGATACTCCGGTTGGAAGGGTTCGGTGCACAACGCAACATCGCCGATCGCCTCCGTGAAGATGCTCTGCTGCAGCCCATCGACCGCAAACACATCCATGTCCACCGACAGCACCGCATCGAAGTCTAGGAACGACTCATCGAGGAGCGGGTTTAGCCACTCGAAGTAAATCGGCACATCACACAGGCGCCCCGCGATGTTCGGGTCCTTCGAGAACCAGTACTGCGCTCCGATCCGTTGCGCGTACTGACTGATGTTGGCTTGGCTAGCAAGGCACCCGGGGCGAATCCGCCCTGTCCAACACTGATAGATGAGTGTCTTCATGCGCGCAGCGCCTCATTACTTGGCCCGCCGCTTCATTGGAAGCCAATGTCGTCCATCTCCCACGCCGTGGCCCTTCCTGCGTGGTTTTGAAGACCAAATTTGTAGAGGGTTTTATCTCCCAGCACGCACATGTCTGCCAAAGGAATGACGTAGGAGCCCCACTTTCCCGCGACTGTGGGCGGGCCGTACTTGAGCAGCTCAACGTGGCAATTCTGCGCAGTGTCAATATCTCCCTCGCGCACGAAGTAGAGGCCAAACGTGTCACCAGTGACGCTCGGTTTTACCGATATCAAAAGCTTCGTGTAGCCGGGATTCGGGTAGCGATAGCCAACATTGCCATCGGCGAAGTGCGGGAGGAACAGCCCCCAGTTGCCGCTCGATGCAAACGCGATATCCTGCGTGTGACCATTCAAGCCGCTGTCGGTCGCATGGTGATAGTCAACGCTTGTGCCTCCCAGCGTGAAGTCCCCGGCGTAAGACAGTTTGCCGTTCGTATAGCCCCACGTAACCCCTGTGGGCGGCGGCGGCGTTATAGCGGGCGGCCCACACACGCCGTTGGTGAGCACCTCGGGTAGCGTGCAGGTCATGGGTGGAGGGGGGGTAGTACCGCCCACAACGGAGACCGTGCGCGCGGGCAGTGACACGCAAACCGTGTGCGAAGGAATGAGGGTGCAAGCGGTCTGCGCCGGAATCGTGATGCTTTGCGCGAACGCGGTCAGCGGCAGTAGTACTAAGGCAATAAGCGTTTTCATAGTGCATGACTCGGCGTTAAGGACTGTTTGGATTCAGACGAGCACACGGAGGGCCTTGAGCCGCCTGTAATTGTCCATCTTCGAACTCTTGCTACTGCGCGGCGGCGGCGCATCCGTCGCCCGCATGTGGATAAAGGCCGCCTTGTGAGGCTCGGGGAGATAGCTACTCTGACACCACCGCTCTGGAAGCGCGTCCGGCGGAACCCGTGCCAACACCGCAAGCCGATGCATGATTCCTTCATCGCGGAAGGCACCGTCAGGACTGAACCGCCCCAGATCAACCGCGTCGAGGTTGGCGCGGAGGCGACACCGTATATCTCGGGATAGTCTGTAGATGGCGCCGCCCCAGTACGCATAGCGCACATCGCATAACCCCGGATGCCGCAGCCGGCACTTAGCGAACACCAGGGCGGTGTAATCCGAGAATAGGCCCGTCCCCTGAACATCCGTGAAAACACTCTCAGTGAGCCCCCGGACGGAAAAAATATCTGCATCCAACATGACGACCCAGTCGTAGCCGTCGAACGAGGCGTCCAACATATGTAGCTTTTGACAGGGGCTGCTCAAATTGTCGCGGAACGGAGAGCCGCGTAGCAGTTGATAGTCCGCGCCTACGGCGCGCGCGTAAGCGGCGATGTTTGCGCTGGACAGCGAGCACAACTCCGTTAGATCCCCGCTCCAATGCTGCAGGATGATCCCGTTCATAGCTGGATGGCGTACTGATGGCGTCCCAGTAGCCGCAGTGGCAAGTCACACTCTGCAATGAACGCATCGACCGCAGCGGTCACTCCGCCCAATCGCCGATGGTTAGGCATTCCGTAATCGTCACCGAAGATGCAGCCGCCCGGCCTGATGATGCGCTTGGCGCCGCGCAGGTCTTGCAGGCAGCCCACAAAGCCGTGCTGCCCATCGATATACACCCAATCCACCCGCTCCTTGAACGCGGCAAAGAATTCCGCCGACGTGCACCGATGGACCGTGACTGGCTTGTTATGAAACCGGCGCACCACACCGTGAAAGACTTCGTCGTAGAACGCCTCGAAGCGCCGGGGATCTGCGGAACCCACTTGCGCCGAGTAGTACGCTAAATAACTCGCATAGTCTGTGAACTCGCCGCCCTGCTCATAGGCTGCTGCGGACCACGGATCGACCAGATGTAAGTACCGCGCGCGGGTTAGGAACTTCGTGCTCGAATCGCCCCGCCATACGCCGATCTCCACACCGACCGAGCCCAGGGGAATGCGCGGCACCGTCTCATCTACGCCGAGATTCTTGCCCAGCATCATTGGGAGGATGTCGATTGCATTTGCTCGACCCGCGTGATGAAGGGGAAATACTCTTCGAGGCATGGGAACAACTGCCGACACATCGTCGCGTCGTTCGGCCAGACTCCCAGCTCGCGATACGCCTCGATCAGCTGCAGAGCCGCCGCCGGCTGGACCACGTAGGCCGAGTTTCCCGCAAGCCCGTCCGGCCTACGGCTTTCGAAAACCACCGTCTTCGGGAAGACCCCGCAACCGGCCCGGGCCTGCATCACATCACTCCACCAATCGCCCGAGCGCGTCGCGCCCCGAGGATCATTGATCTGACAGATTCCTCTGAACTCAAAGAAGGGGAACTCGCGGATGAAGACCGCGTCGTGTTCCAAGATCAGGATCGGCTCGCCGGCCTCAACACAACGGTTCCAAAGCAAAAAGTGCGACATCGCGCAGCCAATCTTCGCGTCAAGGTTCGCC